TTGCGGATAGATGGACGGAGCAGGGTATTGCCGCCCCGTCGGGAAGAACGGCTGCTCGGGCCATCGGGAAACAGCCGGATTTCACGCTGGCGTTTCCGACAGCGTGAAATCCCTGCTTTGGGCGGTTTAGCTATCACCCGATGACGGCTGATAGCGGTTCGGTGGCGAGCGTCGCTTTTTGCGACTGCGGCAGGCGCGGAACGATCCAATGATCGATATAGCCGGGCTGCGGATGGATGCCTTCGGAGCTGATCGCCCAGAAGGTCGCGGCATTGGCCTGGAAGACCGTTGCCGAGTTCGAGGTGAAGCCGGCATTGTAGGTGCCGTTTCCATTGTCGACAACGGCATTGATGGTGCGCACGCCATAGGTTGCCGGCTGGTACTCCACGACAATGACGTCGCCAACCCTGGGAACGAAGCCGCCGAGGACACCCGAGCTCAGGACGCTTGCGCCATCACCCGGCGTATAGGACAGCATCGTGCCGATCTGGCCGAGATCCGTCGCCGCGCGAAATTTATCCGGGTTGGCAGGGTTATCGGTCCAGGCCAGGTCGACGTCGATATAGCCGTCATGGCCGAAGCCATTATTGCTGCGGATATCGGCGTTGATGCTATTGCGCCCGGTGACCCAGATTGCGGCGTTGACGGAGATGCCCGCCGAAATCGCGAAAGCCGTCGAGGAGCTGTTCTGCGGCGGAATGGTGCACTGGATCACCTTCATGTCGCTGCCGAGACGCGCCTTGATACGCGAAATCAGGCTCGTGATACGCGACTTCCAGGTGGCAGTCGTCGCGTTGTTGTCATTCGTGCCCATCTGGTTGAGAACGACGGTGAACGGGTATTTGCCGCCGTTGAAGGCCTTGATGTCGTCGAGGATATCCCAGCGCAGAAAGGCGCTCGTCGTCAGTTCCCGTGCCGATTGGGCCGAGGGGCAGCCGATGATCATATGGGGGATGCGGCCGAGATCGCCGTCGGCATCGAGCCATTTGCTTTCCCAGCCGAGATTGCCTCTGGCATCGGCAGTCGCCGAGACTTCCTGGCGGCCGTAGCCGATGCTGTCGGCAGGGCTCAGAACCACCGGCCGGCCATCCCATTCGCCCTTGGCCACCATCATATCCGGGCCGTAGCAGATCTGCTGAGAATTGCTCTGGTTGCCCGCCGGGATAGCGTAGAAGACATCGAGCGAGGGCGTGACCGGAGCGTCGGCGCTGATTAATGCTGCAAGCGCCGTCGGATCGGCGGCGGCCCAGAATTTTTCGCCGCGATGTTTCTGGATGCGGTAAGGCCCGACGAAGTTCTGGCCGGCATTGACATGCCACCGGGTGATGACGACGAAATCCGCTTCCGCATCGATATCGGGCGCGGTCGGGAAATCGCACCATGCGCCTTTCGCACCCGAGGCAATGGTAACGCCGGGGTTGGAGCCGAAAACGGCCGGGTAGGCCACGCCGCCGATGATGAGATCGACGCCGTCGATCACGACGTCATTGCCGGGCAGGATCGTTTCTTGAGGGCCGAGGCCCTCATTCATGGCAAAGCCCGAGAAGTGAAAGCGGAAGCCGCGCGTCTTGTAGGGCGCGTTTCCGAATTTCAGCTTGCTTGCGAAGTAATTGAGGCCGCTTGCCGCGGGCATCGTAAAGCCTGAGGGCATGCGGGTGCGGGAGGCGAAGAACATGTAGCGGTTGGGTTCAACCCCGCCGCCTCCACCGTTCGACGTGTTGGTGGATGTCCCGAGAGACAAGCCAAGAGAAAGGCCAAGCATGGTGAATGCTCTCCTCGTTAACAGCTGTTTTGAAAGAGACGGCGAGATGCCCACGATCCCCAGGGGTCAGGCGAGCACGATGGACGGCGACTGGCCGATCCGGGCGCCGAAATAGCGCGTTTCGCCGGCATGAACCAGCCAGCCGGTGGTGGCGGTGACGGGCGTGCGGAAGTCGACGCGGATTGCGGCGTCGGTGGCCGTCACGGTCCAGAACTGCTCGTCGCTGACGGCTTCGACCGGTACTGCGAGCGCCGTTGCGGTCGCATCCGCATTATAGTGGCCCTCGATATCGGCCAGCGAAATCGGCAGGCTCGCGCCGGAGATTGCATTCGTGCCGCTGCGGCTCAGGTAGATGTCGAACTTGCTCATCGATTTTTCCCTTCGTGTTCGCACCAGGTTCAGTGCATGCCGCGAAGTTGGAGCCGGGATGGTTGAAAGCTAAATGTGAGGCTGGCACATCTCGATGGGCGTTTTCAACCCTCCTGGCCGACGTTTGATCTTGCGTTGCATTGCGAATCGAAGCCAGTCTGGGCGATTGGATGGGGGATATCTTGGCCTGTCGTTTCAAATCCGGCCCTTTGGCCGCAAGCCTCACGATCGCTTCTGCGGGCCTCGCCACGGCAGAGGAGATACCGGCTTCCTGGAAGAAATCCATGACCGGCGATCCGGCAACGAACCACTACATCGCCAAGGCGATGAAGCCGCTCGACAATGCGGATGCCCAGACATTGCGGGTCCTGAAGCTGGCCGATACGCTCGCCACTCTCTGCAGCGGTACCGAGCTCGATAAGAAGGCACTCTACGCCTTTATGACTGAGACGCGCTTTGCAGACATCAGGGGCAAGGCCTATAACGAGGCCGCCTTCCTTGCCGACAGCACCTTCCGCTATTTCGATTATCGCGCGCTTGCCCATCTCTGTGCGGGGAGCGGTTATCTGTTCGGCCCGGAAGGCCATCTTGCGCCGGGATTGCTGAGGAGCGGCAAGACCGGCAAGAGGGGCGGGCCGAAGATGAGCTACGATTCCGAAAACCCCTTCGTTCCCCTGCCGCCACTGGCGCGGAAATCCTGATCGAAGGCCGGCGCATGCCTTGCGCGCTGCAGCAAATTTAGACAGCATCGGGCATGCCGACTCTCAAGCAGCTCTCGATTGCCCTGGGCCTTCTCACCAGCGACCGGTCCCCCCTTCCCAATGAGGACGGCTGGATGAACTATGTCTGGCGGGTTCGCGCGGCGCAGCAATGCCTTGATGTCGAGAACGGATATTGCAAGCTCGTCGAGGACAAATGGGACTGGAAGCGGCCACAATATTACAGTTTCTCATTCCGCACGGACCCGACGACCAATTCCGTCCTGTCCCGTATCTCGCTGCGAAACGAAGACCCTAAAGACGACGATCAGGTCTGCATCGTCGCCAGTTTCCTCAATGCGGCAGGGGAAGAGATCGGCATTTTCTATGCCAACTGGCGCGCGCTGCCCCGCCGTTCCTATACCCGTGAGGCGCCGATCTGGCTCAGCACCGATGTGCGGGAGATCGCAACAGTGGCCGTCGGCACCAAGCAATGCGACGTGAAGGCCAAACCGGACGCGCAGAATTTTTACAGGATCCGGCTCGCGCTGAACCAGCGCTGACCGCATCTGATCCAAAGCTATTTACAGGATGAGCGTCCTGCAGCCCCAAGTATATGACCGCTTGGCTTACGAGATTACAGTGGTCCATTCCGAGAAGCGGCAATGCGATATAAAAGCGAAAACGGACCTGCAGAATCCTTACAGGGATCCGGCCTGCACCGAAGCCGCGGGGAGTTCACGCGCTCGGCAATTCTATTGAAAGTCGGGCCGGATCGCCGGAGGCGGAGGCGTACGGGACGGGCTGCCGATCCTGTCGCCCTTTTTGACGCCGATCGTTCCGGTCGGTCGCGGGTCCGACTGCTCTGCATGGAACGACAATGCGATAATGATAATAATCCCGACCGCGAGCGCGATGAGCGGCGGCACAGCGAAGATGATCAGGAGGTAATGCAGCGGTTTCATCTTATGTCGTAAGCAGGCGAGCTTTCGCCTGAGCGGCTGCTTCCTTCATTCGTTTGCAATGTGCGAGTTCCAGTGGATCTTCCTGCCGTCCACTCTCGCTTGCCTGCTAGCGCTGCAAATTTCAGCAGGAAATATACCTGATCTTTCCCGACTTTCCTAATGCGGCTTTCCGCCAAAAGATATAACGGCCGTCACATCGTAGAAACGGGAACATAATGCGTAGTGCTGTCTCCGCAGCTATAGCGGCTTATCCACGCGCACGCCGTCCTGGCGGACGATTTTTGCCGGGACCCCGGCGACGGTGCAGTGCGGCGGTACGTCCTTTACGACAACAGCATTGGCGCCGATCGCCACATCATCACCGACGGTGATCTTGCCGATGACCTTTGCCCCGGCGCGTATTTTGACGCCGTCGCCTATGACAGGCCGGCGGCCCTTGCCGGAGTGCCCTACGGTTACCTGCTGATTGATCCAGCAATCTCTCCCGATCTTTTCGGCATTGATGATCGTCGCGAAGCCATGCTGGATGAACAGGCCGCCGCCGATTTCGGGTGTCTGGAGATGTAGGGTCGGTTCTTCCCGGCAAAACAGCGAAAACCATCTGGCTTTCGGCACCCTGAAATAATAGAGGTTTCGAAATTCCTTGTAATCGTTCAGCAATTTCAAAAGGGCGCTGAAGTCACTCTTCGGTTTTTCGTCGAATACGATGCCGCCCCATTTTTCAATGTCAGCCTCCACTTCCGACCTGTGATCGGAACGAAAGTAAGGGATCGCCACGGGAACGACGCCCGCATATCGGCATACCCGCAACATACGTTTCACCAGTCGAGATATTGTCATGTGCCATCCCCTGAGAATACCCCGCTTGCCGTGAGGTCAAGCAATCTGCGCCCGGTCGCAGGCGTATGGCGCTCATAAAGGAGATGTCGGTCGATAATGGGGCACCGGGTGAAACTTGTTCGATTCCCGCCGTTAACGTTGCCCAAATGGCACTTGGAAGTCCTCGCAAAGGGGATGTTCTCGCTTCTTAGGTTGGGAACCTGAAGGCGTACGAGTATCTTTCATGCTGCGTGATCGGGTGGTGGGTAACCAAGGTCACAAAAGTCCAAAAATGGTTCTTGCGTGGTTCTCGCGCATGAGATGTAGAGTTCCATCATTGGTTGGGGAACCTTTCATGCGCGTAAGTACCGTCGGCAAGACCGCCAAAGATCTTTTTCATTTGCTGTCGGCAGGTCTCAAACGGATGTCGATGATCTATCTAACTGGCGGTCATGAAGGCGAGTGGGGCTATGCTCGCGTGACCGGAGAGGTCGTCGACATTAATACGAAGATGCCGATCCGTGGTCATGTCATGCGCAAAATCATCGGCGGTCAATGGGTTTACCGGCAGATGACCGAGGAAGAACGCGAAGACTTCGACGCCAGCCGCCGCTGGTAGTCGAGCCTGAATTGGTTGCCCGGCGGTCGACAACGATAATGAAACTCCGAACAGGGTAACGCGTGCACGCACCCGCTCAATGACGGGTGTGCGATCAGGAATGACAACTCCGCTTTGCCATTCCGCTTTATTTTTGTTGCGGTGCAGCGTAGTCTCCGGATGAAACTTGTCCATATTTGAGACATTTGATGGCTGCAAACAAACTTTGCGAGGACATGGAATGAATGCGTGCCGTCACCGTCCCGGCATCATCCGATAATTCCAGCTTTTTAAGTGAGATTTCGATGAAGAACAGGTCATACTTCGATGCGCTTGACGGGTTGCGAGGCATCGCGGCATTTCTCGTCCTCTATCATCACCTTGAAAGCACTTCGGTCAGCGGAACTCACTATGCCCGCATCGGCTTCCTGGCCGTCGATCTTTTCTTCATCCTGAGCGGCTTCGTCATTGCGTTCTCATACGAGGATGCCCTGCGAAAAGGGCTGTCTTTCTGGGCCTTCACCAAAAGGCGGCTGATCCGCCTCTATCCGCTGATCTTGCTCGGCATTATTCTGACCGCCCTGGTGATCGGCCCGTCATACCAGGTGGCGCAGTCGGTTGTCCTGAACGCGCTGTTCGTTCCTGAGCTCTGGAAGCAGGGGAATGCCTATAGCGTCAATGCGATCCAATGGACCCTGTTCTTCGAGCTGTTTGCCAACCTTCTCTATGCGGCTGCCATTCCCTTGCTGAGGAGCAGGACGGTCGCGGTTCTCATCGGCATCTCGGCCGTTGCGCTTTATATGGTCGGGCAAAGCTACGGCACGCTCGGACTTGGCTGGGGCACGGATAATTTCGCCGCAGGTTTTCCCCGCGTCGGCTTCGGATTCTTCACTGGCGTTCTTCTCTATCGGCTGTGGCGATGGCATGGTGACAGGCTGCCCACGCTGCAGCTTTCGGGCTGGGTGCCGGTCGCCTGTTTTCTCGCGGTCATCCTCGTTCCCGAGCTTCTCCATTTCCAAACCTGGCGCGTACAGTTTCTCGACGTGTGCCTGGTGTTCCCGATTTTGATCTGGCTTGGCGCGAGCGCTAGCTATGGCGAAGTGTCGGGGCGTGTTTTCAGCTGGCTCGGGCGCGTGTCTTTCCCGATCTACGCTCTCCAAGGCCCTGTTCGGGATATTGCCGAGCCGGCCATCCGGGCCCTGCCGATCAACGTCTTCGTCGCAAACCTTGTCCTGATGGGCATCGTGACCCTGGCGTCCTGGCTGGCGCTCATATGGATCGATGAACCGCTGCGGCGCTATCTCTCATCGAGGTTCATATCTAGAAGACCAGCGCTCAATCCGGCGACGGCGCCTTGAGATGATGGCGCGGCTGGTGACGAGGTTTTGAGCCCGGGAAGGGCGAATCGTAGCGCCGGCGCGAATATTACCAGATGATGACAGGGCGGGTTCAGCCCCCATTTTATACGCGTAAGAAGTTGCAGATTGCGAGCTGCACCAACTCACAAGATATTGATTGTGCCTATGAATGTTTCTGCCCGGATTGGGGGCCTCGCGCATCTGCGAGGCCTTTTTCCGTTTCGGGGGACAGGTGGTGGTCGATGCCCGTCAGGTAGAGCTCGCCAACCCCACCGCCCTGATGAAAGCGGCGGGGTGGCTTAGGCGACGGATGGACCATGAGAGACACGGTCCGCCTGACAGCAAGGTCGCGGGTCAAGATGGGCCTGCCGCCAATCATCAAAAAGCCGACAATGGCCGCGGTCGGCCTGCGCGCAGCGCTGGTTGCCGTTGGAAAGCTGTTCGGCGCCTCACGACCGCAAACCTAGATCTCACCACACTGTAGATCCACGCCGGGATCGGCACCTATCCCCTTACCCAATCAGCCACGACATCCATCATCCGTGCCCCAAGCACGGTCGTAGGATGTGCCACGTAACTGTGAACAGGTCTCGGGGATTTTCATGCAGCCTGGAAAACTCTACTCCATTCAGGTCCTCAGGGCCGTCGCTGCCCTCATCGTTGTACTATCACACTCCATCAGGGCCTACACGATCAACGCACCGGGTTACATGCAGGGGCTGCCGCAATCATGGCTGTCATCGCCATGGTTCCGCGATGGCATGGCGGTCGGTGTCGATATTTTCTTTGTGATCAGCGGATTTATCATGGTCCACGTTTCGGAGGACTATGCCGAAGGAAGAAAGACACCCGGCAATTTCTTTCTTCAGCGCGTCGAGCGTATCTATCCGCCATACATCGTCGCGACGCTTGTCCTGATGGGGCTGACGATTGCGTGGGTGCACTCCATTCCAGCCGATTTCACGCCTTCGCGGATCGTTGCATCCATGGCTCTCATCCCATCCTTTGATAGCGCAGGACTTGTTCAGCCCATTCTCGGCGTCGGATGGACGCTGTCTTATGAAATGTACTTCTACCTGGCTTTTGCCGCCGCCTTGGCAATCGGCAGGAGGCAGTATCTTCCCGTATTGATGGGAACGATCATTGCCGTCTGGTTCATTGCCACGATAATATCCAGCCGGTCTGCCGTCGGGATATTCTTCAGTAGCCCCATCGTCTTCGAGTTCCTGTTCGGGTGCCTTGTTGCCCGACTTTACAACACCGGCAAACTACCCTCGCTTCCGCTTTACTCGCTGGTGCCAGCGGTCGCGATCATGGCGGTCGCTTCCTATTTTCACGAGGCCGATACGTTATCCGAGGCATGGCGGTTTGCGTATTGGGGCATCCCTGCAGCGATCGTTGTTGCGACGGTGCTCCCTCTACAGGTGCGCGGAAGCATCGGAGAGGCGCTGCGATTTCTCGGCGACGCCTCCTACTCAATCTACCTTATCCATGTCGTCATCATCTATAACGTCCTGGCGCGGTTCTACCCGAAACTCATCAGCTACGGTCTGGTGAGATTCATCGACCAGGCCGTAGCAATGACCTTCATTGTTGCCGTCGCTGGTGGTGTCATGTTCCATTTGATTGTGGAGAGGCCGTTCAACGATTGGCGCAAGCGCTCACGGAAGCGTGCGGCAGCAAATCGGATCGGCGCTCAAGGGGCTGCGAGCGCCACGGATGTCCCCACGCCCTCCGACTGAGCACCACACTCACCCCACCAACTTCCCCTTATCCGCCTGCGCCAATCTCGGCACGATCCAGTGGTCGATATAGCCCGGCTGCGGGTGAATGCCGTCCGGGCTGACCGCCCAATAGACCTTCGCATTGGCCTGAAATACCGTGTTGTAGGTATTGGCGAAGGTCACGAGATAGGTTCCGTCGCCGTTGGCGGTGGCGTCGATCACCACCCGGTTGGCGTAAAGTCCCGGCTGGTATTCGATGAGTAGGGTATCGCCGATCTTCGGCTGGAAATCGGCCGTTGCCGTGGGGTGCGTGGTGGCGCCGTCGCCCGGCGTGACGGAGAGCAGGGTGCCGATCTGGCCGATATCCACGGCGGCGCGGAATTTGTCGGGGTTGGCGGGATAGTCCGTCCAAGCCTGGTCGACATCGAGATAGCCGTCGTGGCCGAAGCCGTTGTTGGTGCGGATATCGTCGTTGATGCTCGCGCGGCCCGTCGTCCAGACGGGGGCGCTGACGGTGATGGCGGCCGCGGTGGAATAGGCGGCGGTGGAGCCGTTCTGCGGCGGGATGGTGCACTGGATGACCTTCATGTCGGCTCCGAGCCGCGTCTTGATGCGCGAAATCAGGCTGACGAGGCGGGATTTCCAGGTCGAGGTCGTGGTGTTGGCGTCGTTGGTGCCCATCTGGTTGATGACGATGGTGAAGGGGTATTTGCCGCCGTTGAATGCCTTGATGTCGTCAAGGATATCCCAGCGCAGGAGCGCGCTGGTCGCAAGCTCGCGGGCGGATTGGGCCGAGGGGCAGCCGATGAAGAGATGGGGGATGCGGCCGGGGCCGCCGTCGAGGTCCAGCCATTTGCTTTCCCATCCGAGATTGCCCCTGAGATCGGCAGAGGCGGAGACTTCCTGGCGGCCGTAGCCGATGCTGTCGCCGGTGCCGAGAACGACCGGCCTGCCATCCCAGCCGCCTTTGGCGAGCATTAGATCCGGCCCGTAGCAGATGAGCTGGCTGTTCGTCTGGTTGCCGGGGGCGACGGCATAGAAATTGTCGAGAACGGCCGTCGTCGGCGCGTCGGCGGCGATGAGGGCGGCAAGCGCGGATGCGTCGGCGGCGGCCCAGTATTTCTCGCCGCGGTGTTTCTGGATGCGGGCGGGGCCGATGAATTTCTGGCCGACGGAGGCAATGTGCCAGCGGGTGACGACGAGAAAATCCTCGAGCGGGTCGAGCTCGCCGGTGAAGGTGGGGAAATCGCAGAAAGCGCCCTTGGCGCCGGAGGCGATGGTCACGCCCGGAGTACCGGAAAAGTCCGACAGGTAGGTGATGCCCCTGACGATGAGGTCCACGCCATCGATGACGACATCGTTGCCGGCTGCGATCGTTTCCTGCGGGCCGAAACCCTCGTTCATGGCAAAGCCCGAGAAGTGGAAGCGCGGCGCCTTCGTCCTGTAGGGCGCATTGCCGAATTTCAGCCTGCTCGCAAAGTAGGTGAGGCCGATGCTGGTCGTATCGACGGCATAGCCGGAGGGCATGCGGGAGCCCCGGGAGGCGAAGAACATATAGCGGTCGGGGTCGACGGGTTCTCCGCTGCTCTTGACCGCGATGACGGGCGCATTGCCATAGAGGCTGCGCCCATCCGATATCCTGACAGCGCCGAGCACGGGCAGGCCGTTATAGAGGGTCGCGCCGTCGCTGATGACGTCGACACCCAGCACAGGCCTGTTGTCGACGAAGAGCGTGGCATCGCCCACATCGCGGATGCCGATGACCGGGCGGTTGTTGAACATGCGCGTGCCGTCGGGAACGATCACCACACCCTGGACGGGCTGCATATTGTAGAGTTTCGCCATCGGTGCGTCTTCCTCGCTCATCAAGAAAAAGAGCGGCCGAAGCCGCTGCAGCATCGGCCCGAAAATCGAAGTCGATTTTCGGAAGCCTGATGCGTCGATTCAAAGTGCTGGAGTGTCCTTCGTGTATCCGAACGGACGCACGAAGCTCCAGTCGGTGGCCTGTCAACCGGGGGTATCAGTCGTCAGGCTGGGAGGCGTTCTGGGGGTCCGGCGGCAGCCAGTCCGGGGCGGGGCCGCCGAGCTCTTGCTGCACGCCGTTACCTGCTGGCTCTAAAGGCATGGCAGGATCGGAAGGCGCGGGGGATTTGGCGGGTTTTGCAGCAGGCCGTTTGTCTGCCGCATCCGCTTCGCCCTTGCCGATCGCCTTGTCGCCCTGCCTTGCAAGGCGCACCCATTTCGGGCGGCGCTTTTCGTCCTTCCAGAGCGCGTCGGCCAAACTGAAGCGCTCGCCGGGATCGCGTCTGGCGCCGCCGTAATAGCCACGCTCGGTGGCGACGACTTCAACCATGCGAGGGAACCCCAGCCGTGAAGCCGGCGGTGATCTTGCCCGTGGTCGGGGCCGTGCCGGTCACCGTGTAGAGCAGGCGGAGATAGAGCTCGTCCGTGCCGCGCGGAATATGGCTCGGCGGGATGATCTTGCCGGCCTTGAGATCGGCAAGGTTGAGCGTGGTGGTGATGACCGCCTTCGGCGAGGAGAAGGCCTCGTTGTCGTCCACCTGAATGGTGACGGCGAGCGAGGTCAGGTTGTTGAAGCTTTCCACCACCTGCATGAGGAAGGGGATCGGTTCGCCCTTGCCGATATCGCGGGTGAGCCCCGTCCGGATCGGGCCGAGATTGATGACATTGGTGCTGGGGCCGGTTGCGGTGATTGCCTGCGCGTCCGAAAGCAGCGTCTGCCGGTCGAAAATCATCTGTGTGTACCTTTCGTGATTGGATCGCCCGCCGCCTCAAGACGGCGGGACTTATTCAGGAGAGGGTCGCCCGCCGTCCGATGACGGCGGGACTGGGTGGAGACGATCAGGCGAGCGCCGGAACGGCGGCTTCGGTGTTGAGGATCGCGTCCGTCTCGCGGATCGGAATGCCGCGATAGAACTTCACTTCCTGGCCCTCGACGAACTGCGTGGTCAGGTGCACCGTGTTCTGCCGGTCGGAGGTCAGCGCGCGGTCTGACGACTGCACGTCGAGCACTTCGAGCACATCCTTGTTCATGTAGATGGCGATGCGGCTTGCCTTGGCGTTCAGCCGGCGCGACTGCAGGCGGTAATAGCCCTTGCGCAAGAGCGACCAGAGATCGACGGTTCCGGCCAGCATGTCGGAGACGTCGATATTGGCGACGCGGGCATTGTAGCGCCAGTCCTTCACGGCAGCACCAATATGCCAGGTGTAGAGCGTTTCCTTGGCATAGTAGGGGTCGCCATTGGCATCCAGCACGCGCTGTTCGCCCTTGTCGTCGATCTTGACGCCCGCTTTGGTGCCCTTGGGGTAGAGAAGGTGGGTGGCGTGGTCGCCCCAGGTGACGAACCAGATCGAGGTATTGTCGTTGCCCGTGCCGCCGCCGTTGACCACCTGGTTGGCGATGTTCGGCTGCGCCACGTTCGGCAGGTTCGGATTATAGGCGGAGTAGCGGGCAGACAGGCCCTTGAACTTCTCCGGCGTCGTTGCCGTATCGTGGTAGAAGAGGCCGGATGCCATTTCTTGGCTCAGCGACTCGATGAAGGGCATCGTGTCGACGAGGCGGGCCTTTGCCTTGTCGGGCGCGAGATCCAAGAGGCGCATGTCGATTTCCGAGCGGGCATGCACGAAGCCCGTCGTGTCGTCCACCTGCTGCATCGTGGCCTTGGATTGCTTGATGCCCTGGTAGAGCCGGCCCCAGGAGACGGAGGGCAGGCCGGTGCGCACCATGTGGCGGTGCACGGCATCCATATTGCACTCGACGGCCATCGCGTCGTCGAGGATCGGGTTCTGCTGCGAGAGAAGCTCGATGACGGCGCCTTCGGCAGAGCCTTTGTATGCGTCAACGAGGTTGGGGTAGTAGCTGCCAATGGTGGCCATGTCTTATCAGCCCTTCGGTGCGTCTTTGGGAAACATCAGGTGCGCGGTTTCGGCTTTCCTGCCGTTTCCGCCCGCGCCGCCATTCGGTGGGTTATCCTCCTGGATCATCGATCCGACCTTTGCGAAAATTCTGATCATCTCGGGGTGGTTGCCGCCGCCGCTGGTATTGAGGTATTCGCGCAGCGCCGGCGTGCCGAGCCGCGAGAGCGCGCGCTGGGCGGAGCCCACGGTGCCGGCCCATTTCGCGCCGCCGATCTCGCGGTCCTTGCGCGCCTCGTCGGCCCAGCCCTGCACGCGGCCGGCCCAGGCTTCGGAAGCCGCCCTGCCGCGCCGGCCCTGGATCTCGATGAAACGGTCGGCGAGCTGCTGCGCCTGGCGGTTGGTGAGGCCGAGATTGTGGAAATCGGGGCCGAGCGCATCGATCAGTTCCTGATCCACCTCGATGCCCTCGGGCATGGTCAGCGTATAGCGGCCATCGTCGGGCACACGGTCGGCGGGGTCGTCGTCCTTGGTGTCGTCGGGCTTGCCGGCATCGTGATCGGCAAGGTCGTCGCCGTTATGGCTGCCGTTGTCACCGTCCGGTGATGCTGCGTCATCCGGAAACAGAATGTTCTCGGGCGAAGCGCTCGCGCCTGCATCGCCGCCACCGCTGCCGCTACCTTCGGCGCTGCGCAGTACTGCCGGAAAAAGGTGCCTGCTAAGCATCGCTGTCATGGTCTTCGCCTTCCTCTGATTTCGCGCGGCTTTGCGCCGCTGCCTTGTCCGTTGCCCTGAGATCGGCGATCGCCAGCAGCAGGCGCGGATAGAGCGTGGGGTCGATGCGATCGAGCTCGGCGATCAGCCGCCGGCCCACGCCCTGTTTTCCGAGCGTGTAATGCGTCGCGTTGCCGAGTTCGCCTGCATAGGCCTCCTGGTAAACGGCGCATTGTTCCAGCATCCAGAACAGCACGCGCTTTCCGGAGGCGGTCGCGAAGACCTCGCGAAACGCCGTCGTGATTTCGTCTCGTGCGACGCTATCGGGGGTGAAAGGTTGATCCTTAAAATGATCCATCAGGCGAGCCCCAGCTGGCGCAGAAGGGCCGCGCCGTTCGGGTTGTCATTGGCATCGGCCAGAACCTGCGCGGCCTTGGCGCCCTGGTTCAGCGCGGGTGCAACCTGTGCTGCCATCTGCGCCGTCTGCGCCGCCTGCATCTGCTGGGCGCGCTGCGAGCGCAGATCTTCCACCTTGTCATCCGCAAGGATCATCGAGGGCGGCGCGCCGATCGCATCGAAATAGAGATCGATCGCCTCGTCGACATCAAGCTTGTCCAGGGCTTCCGGCTTGACGGCCGAGACCTGCCCCATGAAGGCGACACCGCGTTCGATGGCGCCCGTGGCGACCGCCTGCTGCGCCTGGGCCAACGTGGAAATATATTCCACCTTCAGCTCGGTGCCCTGCAGCTCCGGCGGGGGCGGGGGCAGCTCGTCGCGTGCCGCCAGAATATCGAAAGTGCGGTCGATCGTCGGACCCAGCTGATCGCCGAACACGTTTTCGAGCACGGGGCCGAGCTGCAGAAGCTGCTCTTCCTTGCGCTGGGTCAGCTCGAACTGGTTGCGCGGCTGCACGCCTTCCATATTGGTGATGGCGAAGAAGAGATCGGCAAAGAAGGTCTTTTCGATGCGGTTCTGCACTTCCTGTATGTCTTCGCGCAGTTCCGCGAGGCTGAGGTTCACCTCCATGGCCGGACGGAAACCCTTGCCTGTGGGGTCGTCGACATAGTTGACCGCGCCCGGCAGCAGCGAGGCGGGGCTGTTCTGCATCGAGGTCGGCGCGTTCATTGGCGGGCGCACCTTCTTGTCGATGCCTTCGAGCTTTCGCGTCTGTTCGAGCTGCAGCATCCTGATATCGCCGAGCGCCTTCTGGCCGGGCGAGAGCGCGTAGTGATCGTCTTCGGACAGTTCCCAGGCGGGCGCGATGATCGGATTGCTGTCGAAGCCGCTTTCTTCCAAGAGATCGCCGCCGAGCTCGTCGATCCAGTAATTGGAGAGGAAGGCCTTGTTGCGCTTGTCGATCAGTCTGGGGTCGCGGTCGTAGCGCGGTTCGATGGCGTGATAGACATCGAAACAGTCGCCATATTTCGACGAGTCATAGAGGCTCCTTACCCGCTCCGGCACGTTGTCGTAGCCGAAGCGCTCGATGATGCGCTGCACGGACCAGCGGAAGGTGCGGTAGAGCGTGGTGGCCTTACCCTTGTGGTCGCGGGCCAGCCAGAAGCGGCCATGCACCAGCTGCTGGACGCGGATCACCGTCTCCTGATCCTCGACGAGGATCGCCACCGACTGGCCGAACTGGCCAAGATCGCCATAGCCGATGTGGAAGGCGCGGTAGAGATTGGAGGCGGCAAAGACCTCGCGCATCTTGTCCTGCACGGCGGCGAGATAAACCTTGACGGAATCCCGCTTCTTCAGGTCCGGATCAAAGGTCGTCAGCCGAAACCAGGGGCGGGCGGGCGAGGTCAGGCCCGAATGCATGCCGGATTTCAGCGTCTCGTAGGCATGGGTGCCGGTGCTGTCTATGATCTTGTCGCGCGAGCGCGGGCCTTCCCTTTCGGCTTGAAGGCGCAGCCGCGTCGGCTCGATATAATCGGCAAGCGTGCGCCATTCGGCCTCCCATGGCTGGCGCACCTGTTTCAGCTCTTCGAGCCTGCGGCGGTGATAGGCGATCTGCGTCTCGTTGGCGCGACGGGGATTGTCCATTTGATATCTCCGCCTTACTGCCCGAGCAGCGTCTTCTTGAGCGTATTGCCCGAAAGCGCCGGCGATTGCGTATCGGCGAGAACGGGAGCGCCCGAAGGCGAGGTAAGGATGGTGGAGGGCGCACCCTTCACCTTGTCGGAAGCGCGACGCGCGGCCGTGGACTGGGCGGCGGCATAATCCGGCGTCTTCTGCTGGGCGTATTCCGGCGGCGCCTGTGGCGGCTCGGCTTTCGGCGGGGAGGAGAACATGCACATCTGGCTCAT